ACAGATACCACTTCTGAAACAGAAGTGATGAGTGTGAACAAGAAAAGAGTAGATTCTATTGTTGATGGTATAGTTGAGAAAACAAAAAGCCGAAACGTAGGAGAAAGCACTAACCCTCAAAAAGTTGCAGACAACGCAATTGAATATATAAAAGGTTCTAAATTATTTGAACAGTCAAACGATATAGAAAGAGAAAATATAATTAGAGATGTTAGTAAAAAACTAGGCGTAGAAATTAAAGCTCCTACTGCAAAGAAATTATTAGGCATAAAAAGAATAGGAAAACCTAAAACTATTAAAGTAAAGAGTGACTATGCTGCAATGAAGAAAGATCTTCAGAAAGAAGCTAAGGTTGCTAGAGATGCTAAGAACGATGTAAACAGCAGAAGAAAGGGTTTACAGAATGCTATTGATTTAGTTGTTAAAGCAGGGAACATAACTACTAAGAAAGCAAACTCATTGCTTAAAAAAGTTTCTAATGTAAATCTTTATAACGCTAAAAAGGTTCAGGACGTAATAGACTTTACTACAAAAGCTATGAATGATGCTGAGTATTCTAAAAAGCTAGACAAGGCAAAAGCAATTCAGAAGGCTATTAAGAAAAAACTAAAAGGCAAAGAAGCAGGTTTATCAGATTCTGCTAAAAAGTTTAGTGAAGTTAATCCAAGTAATGTAGCTGATATCGATGTGTATTTAGAAAAGGCTACTGAAGTAAGCAAGGGATTACAACCAACTAGAAAACCATCTAAGGGTGAGCTTAAAATAACTAAGCCTTTTGATATTAAAAAAATGGACGAGTACTCTAAGAAAGAAGTAGAGTTAGAAGCTAAAAGAAACTACGAGCTTGCAAAAGAATCTTTCCAAGAACTAACAGGTTTAGAGCCAGGAGATTTAACTCTTGACGACATGAAAGAGATGATGTATGAGATAGATGGAGTTAAAACAGACTCTGAATCTGACAATAAAACATTAAAAAAGAAAGAAGCTGTAATTGATAAAGCTGTAAAAAACGTATTTAAGAATACTAAAATAAACATAAAAGGTGCTATAGAGTCAGGAGATATAAAGGTTACTAAAAGTCAAAAGACTTTGATTGACAAATTTCTAAACATGGATTTAGATTTAATGACTACTAAGCAAAAAATGGAGGCATTAGATTCAATCATAAACTTCGAACTAAATCAATCGACAGGAGGTATGCAGGCAGCGTTTGACCAACAAGTAGGTGTTGTTAAGATGAATAAAGCAAAAAATCAAAAAATTGAAACACCTAAGAATCCAAAGCTTTTTGGATTAGGGACTGTATGGAATAAATATATATCAACACTACCTAACGTATTTGAACTTGCTTTTAAATCACAAAAGAAAGCTAGGATTGTAATGGATGCATTAGGGCTTACTGGTATAATAAACGGTAGTGCAAAAGCGCAAACAGAATCTGCTCAAGTAGAGAAAAATTATGCCAATGCTTTTTCAAAAAAGAAAATGCAAGATGGTATATACTTTGACGAATCTAATGATACTGAAAGAGCAATACTAGCAGATGTAAGGAGATTTACCCCAGGTACAGAGGCTGAACAACAAAAGGAATTTGAAGATAGTAAGAATCTTATTAAGGAAACTTACGAAAGACTTATGGAGTCAGGGGACAAGTTAAAAGTTAAAAAAGGTGAAATTGTTAAAGCTCAATATGACAAACTTTTAAAAGACTCTAATTCTATATCTGAAGTAGAATCAAAAGCTGATCCTGTAAATTTACAAGGTGTAGAGTATGTTACAGATATTTGGTCTGAGAAGTATAATGATTTAGCAGATGTTTCCTTAAATATATACAATAGAAATTTAGGAAAAGACGTTAATTATACACCAAGAAACATAAGAAATGTTACTAAGGTAGAGCCTGAAGTAGATATTACTCAGCCTGTATTTAATCCAGAAGGGCTAGAGAGAAAGAATGCTTACGACAAAAAAACAGGTGTTTTAAAAGAAGCAACTAAACCTTCAAGCTTAGGGAAGGGAAAAGTTTTAAATTTAAGTTTTGATTCACAAAACATGAGCAACTACAAAGCTGCTTTAACTGATATTTATACAGCATCTTCAATACAACAAGTAAAAGGTGCAAGAGATTCAAAAGCTTTTAATGAGGTTTTTACAGACCCTGAATCAAGAGATGTAATAAATAAAAGAATTAATGGATACGTTGATACTAAAAGAGGTAAAAATTACATTGATGGAAAAAGTAAAAGAGCTTTAAATCGTTTGAACAAATTAGCTACACTAGGTGTGGCTAGAGTTTTAGGTGGGCCTACTCAGATGCTAAAGCAAATTGTTCCAATATTCAATACAGGTGTAAATGCAGGTGTTGTAAATACTTTAGAAGGAGCAAAGCTAATGTTTAACCCTGATGTTAGAAAAGCAATAAATGAATCAGGACTTCCAATTGCAAATAGAGGTATATCATCTCAAACAGATATTGAGAATGCAGATAGTAGGATTGCAAAAAAAGCAAATACAATTGGAGGTAAGGCTATTGATATAGCTGATTCTGTAAATAAAAAAACATTAGAGATTTTCTTGGTTTCCCCTGATGTTGCTACTGCTAAAGCTTCTTTTATTGCTTACTATTTAAACGCAATGAATAAGAAAGGCGTTAAAACAAGCGAGGTAGATTTTACAAAACCTCTTGATAAAGAAGCTGCACAATTTGCACAGCAACAAGTAGATAGACAGCAAAACACATCTGACCAAGATTTACAGGGAGACTTGTTTACTGATCAAGGTTTTGGGCCACAATTAGTTCGTAAAACATTATTTCCATTTGCAAACTTCTTGTTAAACCAAAAGACAAGAATGTATTCTGACATAAATACTTTGTATAATAACCCTACGGCTTTGCCAGGGGAAAAGAAAAGAGCAATACAATCATTGGCAGGATTAGGTCTTGAGACAACAATGTTTAATGCAATTGGATTAGCAATTACTCAGGCCATGTCTGCTGCTGCTAGAGCTTTATCAGGAGAAGACGAAGAACTAGGTTTTGAAGCTGACATGAAGCGTCAAGAAAGAGACGAAAAAGAATTTATGGATAGAATAAAAGGAAGAACAGGAAATGCTATTGCAGATGTTGTAAGTCCTTTGCCTGTATTGAATGATGTTTTATTAGATAAAATAAATGGTGCGGTAGAACTTTTTCAAGGTGGAGGCGAAAATCCTTTTAAGTTTTTTGCAAAAGATAAATTAGGTATTCAAGAGCGATTAGGTGTTTTAGGAATAGGTATTAAAAAGGGTTCTATATTAATAGACATGATACAGACTATTGTTACAGGTGAAAAAACCACAGAGTATATGGGTAAGAAAAGCACGAAAAAAATTGAACCTTCAAAGCTTGAAACTTTACAAGGAATTGCAATGGGATATACCCTTCACTTGATAGGTGTTCCTATTTTAAATTCAACTGAAGTTGGTTACATTTCTGAAAGAGCTTATAAAAATATAGGTAAGATGAAAGAGGAGGATACTGGAAAATTAAAGCCTATTACAATCAAGCAAATGGAAAAGATAAATCCTAAGAAGGCTGAGGTAATGAAAGAAGAAGCAAAAAGAAGAAAGAGAATCCAAAAAGCTGACCCTAGAGCTAATTTAGCTAAAAAAAGAAAAGAAGAAATATTAAGAAGAGTAAATAGAAAGTAACTATTTACTTGTAATTTTCTTAGGCTCATCTAACAATTGTTGCAGCTTCTGTATTGCTTTGTAGTTAGGTCTGTCTTTAGATTTTTCCTTAAGAATTTGTTCTATTATTTTATCTTTCATTGCTTTGAAGTTTTTGTATATATAAAGCAGCATCCATTAGTTCTTCTTTTAGATGCTGTAAAAAGTCATCTTTATTATTATCCTGCAATGTTGTTTTGTATTTACTTATACCAACACAACTTCTGGCATCAAACTCTTTTTTTAAATCCTCTACTATCTTGTCTTTCATATTATAAATCCATTAGTCTATTAATAGCTGTGTGTCCACCTAATACCACACCACAGCCTATAGCTTGCTTCTTAAAGTTTTTAGCATAAGCAGCTGCATAAGAAGTTCCATCTACTCCACAACCTACTTGCATTCCAAAGACTTTAAAGTTTCTTCCAACGCTCCATTCAACATAGGCCTGTGTATGTATATGGCCCTGAACTGTAGACATCATATCGTTTTTTGATTTGGTTCTTGCTGTACCACCTTCTCCATGAACATATTGAACGTTATCGTAGACTATTCTATCTACCCAGTTCCAATTAGTTCCAAGAACATCGTTGTAAGACTTAACCCATCGCTTAGGGATTTGAGAGTCAAAAGCTTTTCTCATTATAATTCTATCGTGATTACCAATTAAAACATCAGCAACCGGAAACGCTTCTACCCATTTACTTATATCGTTTATGGCATAATCTAATTCATCTCCTCCACCCATACCATCAGGATCAGTAGTATGAAACGAACTATAGTGATTATCAATTATGTCTCCTATGAATATTACTTGGTTGCAGTTGTATTTGGAATAAGTTTCTTTACAAAATTCAAAGTAACCCTTTAGTTCAAACGGAGCATGTATGTCTCCAATAACTAATATCCTGCGTTCTTTGGTTGTTAGATTCTCGTAAGCTAATTTCTTATTACCTGACAGTCTTGGTCTATAACTCATCTTCTGTAAATTTTTGCGTCTCACGCAAAACAGATTGAAGCTCCCTGATAGTGTGGTTTAAATGCTCATAATCTTCATCCATTAAGGACTCATAGATATCATCGGTTAAGTCATTGATGGATTTCATCAATAAATTAATAAAGTTAATTGAGTTTCTGCTGTTTTTGTGTATTGACATTTTACTATTTGTTTCTGTAATGTACAAGTTTTTATTCAATAAAATAATAAAACTTATTAACAACAATTGTTAATCTTGTGCGTACAACAAATGCTCCCCAACATCTTGATTGATTTTAGTAACAGCTTTATAAATTGCTTTTGATTTTCTTTTTACAATTTCACGTTCTGTTTTTGTTGACTCTTTACCTAAGTTGGTATACTGATAGCAATCAATTCTAAACAACTCATCTATTTTCTTTTTCTCTGACCAGGTTTTAAAATTTACAACCTTATCAATATCATCGTAACTGTATTCCATTTTACCAATATTTTATAGTTCTTAATTCTCTTGCGAGATCTCTTATTTGACTTTTTATTTCTTCTTTTCTCATTTCTCCACTAGATAACTTAGTAAGACACTTATTATATATAAACGAAAACTCTTTATCACCTTTAATAATAAACTCTATATCCTTAAGAGAATGAAGAATAGAAGCGTGGTTCTTGTCAAAAATATCTGCTATTGCCTGAAAACTAAGTCCATGCAAATTACGAAATATATAATAAGCTATTCTTCTAGCGTCAACATGTTGTCTTTCCCTGCTTATTTTTTTTAAATCTTTTATACCTGTTTCTTCTTGAACAACATGAATAACATGTTTAATTAATGTTTCTCTTCTCATATTATATTTTGATTTAAATTAATTGAATCTAAATAGTTATCACAAGATATTTCATATGTATCCATAAGAACTATTGGGCCATCTTCATCTCTAAAATAATCTACTGAAAAAAATACAGCGTTTTCATTATCGTCATGAACAACTCCTGTTTTGTTTTGAATATAACCGTAGGTTGTTTCTGTTCCATACATGTGATCAATTAACGAGGCTATTTTTATACCAGCTCCATTACTGTAGTTTTTTATTTGTTCTAAAAAATATTCATCTATCTCAAACTCTTCCTCTGTATACTTCTGTTTTGCATCCATGCTTTTCTAATTCTTTTAGTCTATATTCTTGTATGGCAGACACCCTGCCACTTGGCTTTTTTACTTCTGAAAACAACACATCACAATTAGGAGGTATAGCTATAAGATCAGGTATACCATTTTTATTAGTCTTGATTAATTTAATAACGTAGTATCCTTCAGCTTCTAACTCTTTAATTCTTTTCGCTTGTATCTGTTGCTCTGTCATTCCATAAGTTGTTTTCTGTTAAATATGCTGGATTCATCATTGGAATCCACATATCATACGGCTTTCCAAATATCCAAATTGTTTGACAATATTCTCCTAATGTTTCTTCTGTCATTAAAATTTATTTAGCTTATTTATTTCAAGTATAGTTGCATTTGCTTTATGAAATTTAAACTTATCAAAGTTAGTTCCTTTCGATACAAAAGTTCCTTTACTAAAGAATTCATCACATGGAATCCAACCTAGAATCCAGGCTTTTGAAAAGTCATTTATCATTCTTAAAAAAATATAATAATCTGCTTTTTGTTTATGAACTCCATTCAAATCATGTGAGTTTACTGTACACCAATAATCTTCTTTAGGTTTAAACTTGCAGGTGATTGTTTTGACTTCTAATTTTTTACCCTTGTTAGATAACAAATCAAATTCATAGTCATCAATATCTTTATCTAAAGATAGGTAATCCATTATTATTTTTTCACCAATGTATCCAACTAATATACGATGTTTCTCAGAACCAAATTTATTTAAATCTAAATTATCTTTAGATATAATCTTACTTAATTTTTGTTCAGCATATTTAATTGTTTCCTCAGTTATGATTATCTCAATCATAAAATTCATCTTTCCAATCTTCAGGCCATATCTTTTTACCTATAGCTTTTCCTACGATCATTACTACCCAGGCAATACATACCCATCCTATTGCTTCTACCATTGTATTTAATTTAAAGTTAATAAATTTCTTTTAAAATGTTTTAATGTATAATCTTTTTTCTTTGTAACAGCTCTATATATATCAGGCTCAATCCCACCTCTTGTAAATACCCAGACTACTTTATTCTCTGGTCTATCTTTAGTGGTCATTCTATCTCTTGATTGCCAATAGCTTGTTGCACTAAAGTCAATATTGTAATATATGAGAAGCTCTGCTTTTCTTAGTGATATTCCTTCACGACCTGAGACTATCTGCAACGCTATCGACTTGTCTGTATCTTCAAATTCACTTAATTCAGTACATAGTTCATCACCATACACCTGCTTCAATGCATTCAACTCCTCCTTAAACTTATAGAAGATTCCTATTTTTTGACTACAAAAATTATCATATATAAACTGAGCTTTGAATGTATCTATTACCATAGAGTTACCGCTTTCAAACTTTACAGTTCCACTATACATTTGATGTAGCTTCTGCATTAATTTAACGCTAGTATCAGCCAATATAACATCATCCTTACCCTCTACTACCAAATCTCTTTTAAGTCTGTTACAGAGGCTTAAAATCATTTTAGGAGGATCAACATACACAACATCTTCTTCTATAACAGATTCAAAACCTGCTTCTTTTTGCGTGTAAGAAATCATGTATGGATTCATAGCATCTAAAATAGTGTCCTTACCTTGTGAATAGTCATTTACCATAAATCCACCAATCCTTCTTGTCTTAGGAACTACATATGTTTTGGCAAATTTATAGAAATTAGTATATTCTCTAAATGGACTATAAGCTATGCCATATGTCTGATGATACATTTGACTAAATGATTCAGGTGTTGGTGTGCCTGAGAGCAATATAACAAAGGGATTGTTTTTCATTATCAAATCCCTTACTTGCTTTGCCCTTTTACTTGGCTTAGGAAACGCACCCATACTATGAGCTTCATCACACACAATGGCATCCCAACCTTTTAAATCTATCTTGTGTAATGACTCGTAATTTATTACAGTAATATCAAACCCTGGACTCAACAACTTATAATCAGATTCAATACTGCTGATGGCCTTCTTCTTTGTAATGAATAACGCTTTGTTCACTATCATCATCTTATCTAATATTCCTAGTGAC